GCAAGAATTTTGGCAACCCCTTTGCGCACCTGTGCTTGTGCGCGAACTCGCGTATCACGAGCTACATCAAGCTCAACGCCTCTAGCATTGATGCTTTGATTGTATTTATTCATTGTAGATATAGCGGCAGAATAGTTGCCGCTATCAATCATAGCTTCAATGCGTGTTATAGTTTGGTTAATCCCACCATCAGGGCTTGGGTCAAAAAGTTGGAACTCAAAACTCAGACGATCATTGGTCTGTTCATCACTTTCGTCTGCCTGTTCAGCCGCTTCAAGTTGTTTAAGATTTCTTGCAAGACTAGTAAGTTCTTGCTCAAGACTTGTTTGCAACGCAGAAGAAAAATCACGCTGCACTTCAGTGCCATCAGCATCTTCAAGCGCAACGCCAAAACCCTTGGCAAACTCAACATATGGCCGCAATCTTTCGTCAAGATCTTCTGCGCCAACACCACCAGCAGCAACAACCATCTGTGCTTTCTTAACATCTTCAGATGTTAAAGCTCTCTTGGTCGTGTCCTGTTTTGAACGAACAACAAGAGCGTTCATACTCTGACTAAGTCCGGTAGAAATACCTAGAACAAGTTTGTTTTCTTGCTGCGAATAAGTTTGAGCATCAAACACATTTCCATTTAATGCATTTCTTTGAGCCTGAAAGGCTCCTTCAATAAGACCACCAACATCTGCTAATGCCTCGTCACTAGCAAAATCTACAGATGCAATGGTTGATGTAAGAGTTGCAGCATCGCTATCTGCATCTTCTTCAGCACCAAACTTGGCAGCTTCAAGATCTCTCTTGGCTTGTGTTTTTAAAAAATCTAACTCAGTGCTAGCGACAAGGGCTGCACTCATATTACCTACAATATTCTGAAATCTTGGAAGCGCATTATCAGTAAGCGTGTTCGCATGATCACGCATACGCTTTGAATAGTTTTCAAAACCATTCGGCTTATTAAACTCTTCAAGATAAATACGCGCAGATGCCTCTTGCAAGTCACGCTCTGTCTCTTTGACATAACGTCGCTCAATAACAGATTGATACGCTCTTGATGCTGCTCTACCAAACTGAGGCGGCACATCAAAAGACTCAGGCATACCTGTTTCTGGATTAATTGTTCTTACATTGCTGACTGCTTGTGCAACTTCAGCGCCTGTCTTTTCAGCCCTTTCAACCAGACCTTTATAGCTGCCTTGGATTAGGGTATCAGCAAGCTGACCAATTCCACGATCAACCATGTCAGAACCAAAATCAGCGCGTACAACGCCAATAGGTTGAGCCATGTATTGTCTTTTTTCACGAATAACAGCCATTATTCATCATCCCCAAAAAGCGAACCAGTCGTTCTATACTCTTCGTATCTGAACAAACCAGACGCTACAGCACTACCTGCTCCAAGTAATGATGCCTGAAATGCAGAACGACCTCTTGCGCCAGCAGCAGCACTTGCTAAACGAGTTTGTGATGCTTGAATAAATGTTTGAGCTTCAATTTGCCCAACATCTTTGCCAGCAATTTCTTTTTGCTTGTTCATAAAGGCCTTTACACTTCGATCACTTGGATCTCTGTTGAGGCCACTAAAGAATGTTGCTCTGTTAATAGCTTCGTTTGCAGCAAACACCTCATTCCTTTGGTTAATGCGCTGGATGCTAACAACCTCATCTTGCTTCGCTTGAAACTCAAGTTGCTTTTGTTCAAAAGCTGCTTGGCTTCTTGCAGATCTGCCACGGCTAATAGAGCTAAAAACACTTAGCCCTGTTGCAATAAGTTGTAACTCTGCCAACGGCATTAGAATGTTACCTCTGCAATAATGCCATTAACCTGCAAGGGCATTGGCGCTGTTTGTGTAATCTTAACTGTTGGATCTTTACTGTAGCCCAGCAGCCTGAACTCACGCTTGCCAGTAACAGCTACACGATCCTGACTAAAGTCGTCTGTAACCGTTCGGATAACCAGTTTCTTTTGGTTTATAGAAATAGACAAGGTGTCTAACAAATCCACAATTACTCGATTCACAGAGCGTGGCTCACCTGTTAATGGCCCAGCAGTAACCTGTGCATCAATTGGTAATGTCTCTGCCTCAACATTAAAATCAAAACCAATCTCAGCAGATGTAATTTGTTTCACAGCAGAAACATCTACATTCCCGTTAGCTACTGTAAATGAGCCAATAAAGTCATTGCCATTAATAACTTTTACTGCCGCACCATTAGCAAAATGACTCGATACATCAAAGACACCAGCAGTTCCAGTAAAGTCTTCTGCAAAGTCCATGTTTAGATTTGAGTCAAACTCCATAAGGATATGCTTATCTGTGCCAGCGCCAGTATTATAGGTGCCGATGCAGAACACACGATCATCTACTGTACATACAGAATGAAACTTACCTGATGTAGTCCACTGCGTCCAACCAGCGCGTTGCTCTGCTCTGTTCGATGTAAACACAGCAAGTGTGCCATCGTTGTTCAAAACAAACGCATAAGACTCAGGACGATTAATAGCGCCACGCAGGATAGACATTTGCACTGGACTGTTAATTAAATGCGGTGACAAAACAGAGATGCCTGTAGAAACGTAAGCAGCCTCTGCATCTGAGTAGATGTATTCACGCACAACAGAACCAGTCTTCTGCACATAGATAGTAGCGCCATCAAAAGAATCAGGACGCACATAACTAGCGCCATATGATGTCTGCCTACGCACCTGAGCATTAGTTGGCGTAATTGGCTTTTCAGTAAATGTACTAGTAAAAATCTGCAAATCACGATTAGACACCAAATGTCTAATCGTATTGATTTCACCAATAGATGCTGTGATGTCTATCGCATCGTTATCTTGTGCTGAACCAACATCAAAATTAAAATAATCAGCAGATTTGCTAGACCAAATTCCGTCAGGCTGGGCTAGTGTGCCACCTAGCCACAGCCTGTTTTCGTGGAAGGTAACTGCGCCGGGAAACCCGCGCAGCACACTATATGATTGCTCACCCCACTCAGTAGAGGCAGCGTGAGTTACAATCTTTGGTGAGCCACCGCCAATTGTGGATTCATTAGCACTGGAACCAGCAGTAACTGTAAACTCATTTTCGCTAATAACCTCAGTAACTGAGCGAGTGCCATTTATATTATTTGCACTAATACCGCCAACAGCACCTGCAGCCGAGATTGTTATAGAGTTACCTACAGACAATCCATGATTAACAAATGTAATATGAATAGTGCTGCTTGTGTCAGTGGTTTCAATAGCATCTTGATCAAGATGCACTAGCAACTCGTCAGTAATATTACCTGTAGCCTGTGTTGCAGACTGAACAGATGTAATAGTTATTTCATTGTTATGATACCGCAGTACAACGCCAACATGTTTTGAGTCAGGATAATTACCATTTGATTGAGATCCGGTAATATCAAAATAAGCTGTACTAGATGTAATTGTAATTCCATTTCCTGTGCTAGCAGATGGATTTAGCGTTACTCCGACGCCTTGAAATGAATAATATGGTTGATTAATACGAAAGCCATCAGCACTTTGATTAAAGGTCATGGTTTCAAGTTGGAATGTAGTAAGGCTTGTTCTTACTAACTTGCGCACCATAAATGTTTGATGCGCAATGAACATAACATCACCAGATTGAGCATATGTAAGCTCTGGCAAGATTATATTGCTAAACGGAATTGCTGCGCCATCTACGTCCTGTGTAAGTGTCTGAATTAGAGACACAGCCCCAGTAGTCGGGCTAATCTGAAACACACGAATCTTGGCGCTTTCGAGACTGACAATGTAACGCTCATCATCAGAAAAGATGAATGGCACTAGCCTGAGTTGCTGGGCAGCGGAGGAATCTACCGTTGTGTCAAACTCATATATGCGACGAGTGCCAAAGCGTTTGAGTAACCCACCCTCATTGCGCAGGAAGAAGTTTTCTACCTTCTTTGCTGAGTTGTTGTAGAGCGGAGTGTCAGTTCTTGAAACAAGCGATGGGCTAATCTCACCATACTGAAAGTTTGTTATCGGTACGCGGACTCTTGCCATTAACTTCGCCTGTCAGTAATAAACCTCGATGTTACCAGCTTGCGTGTGGTCTGCTGCTGTGCATCCAAACTACGAGCCTTTGCCATTGCTTCTGATGACGACTGGCGCATCAAAGATGCAAGGCTTGAGTCACGCGCAATAGATGTGGCAAACAAAGTTGCCAAAGCATACTCGACAGCAATAGTAAAATATGATGGCCATGTTTGTTCATTGGCTCTGTATGTATAATCAGCAATCAATATATCGTTTACTGATGTGTCGGCATAAATCTTGTCGCCATAAATCTGATATTCAATCGGTAAATCATTTACGGTAACAGCGTGTACCATCAAAGTATCTACCGCTTGCTGGTAAGCATTTGTATATCGTCCAGTAGGTGAGTCAGCAAGTCTATTAATAACAGCTTGGTTAGTAGCAAAACGCCAACGTGCATTTACTAAAGATGCTCTAGCAACATCTTCATACATATTCACAGAAACAAGTGCCTCTGTGGTCCCATCATCAAATGATGTGATCGGCTCTGCACCTATCAAAATTAATGCTTTAGCACAAATATCAATGGGTGAATTTGCTGCTGTACTGCTTACTGCCATGTCAGTAGAGGGGGCCGTAGCCCCCTCTCCCTATTTTAATCGCCGTCAGTTTCAGCAATAGCCGTGCCATCAGAGACATCGACAACTGAACCTGTGTTCGACAACACGTTTACAAAGTTGGTGGTCGGAGTATTCGTATCCACAACAATGATAACGTCACGAACAGCCAGCATATTTGCGGCATCATTAAAGTAACCAGCAGTATTTACAGTACCGATTGCATCAGCAGAACTGTAAAGCCACAGATCACCATTTGAAGCACCGCCAATACGAGTGAGATTTGCTGCACTATAAGCCATTTTTCACCCCTATTAGTTGTTGTCCAGAACTTCGTACACACCGTTATCGTCGATAACTTTTGCACCCATCGACATCATCGAGGTTGCAAGGTGTGATACTTTTTCCGGTACATAGTTGATCTCAGTCGAGACATCAGAGTTGATGCCAAGACCAACAGCAGACGTATGGTAAGCCATGTTCTTACCAGCGGTAATGGCCGATGTAGAGAAGACCTTGAAGCCAAGGAACTCTTTCATGGTCATGCCACCAGCAAACGGCAGGTTCTGCTCACCAACAAAGTCAGACGATGCAAACTCGTTGATAGCAAAGAGATCTGCATAACCTGCTGGGTGCATAGCCAGATAACGGCCACCATCTTCAGGAATGTTTGCAGTGCCAAACGTCTCAAAGAGTGCCAGCAGGTCTGCTTTTGCAAGAGCAGAACCAGTGTCATGAATTTGAGTCGAGTTAGCACCAGCATCCATTGCTGTATACAGAAGCTCGTCAGTCTTACGCCCAAGAGCAGCAGCAGCAGATTGAGCCACAGCTTGACGCTCATTGATGTTGATCTTGAGTTCATCCAGCTTGTCGATGTACTCAGCAGCGTAAAAGTCTTCCATAGTTGCTTCCACTTGAGTGTGTGCAAGCTCCATAGGAGTGACATTGCCGTTGCGTGATTTGGTGGAGGCAGAGCCAGCACCAATCTTTTGGAAACGAACAGTCGAGCCAGTCACATTGTTTGCCATGCGCACAGTGTTCCGCAGTTTGGAACCCATACGCTGATAAGCCATGTGAACTTCCGACTCGAACTGCTTAATGAATGCGACATCAATAGTGTTCGCCATTGTACAGTCCTCGTAAGGTTGTTTTCACATTTCGTTGGTTATCTGTGTGGCATCCTCAACGCGATTGTCCTTGCGGGTCGCTCAGTGCATTACAGGCCGACTTAATTCACCAATAACATCATTCTTATCTACAGCGCAACGCTCAAATCGCATAAAGGTGTGTCCGTATATTTCATACATCTCCTGATCAAACGTAAAGCCACACCAACTTAGCCACATAATTGTGTCGTGATGATCAGCAGGAACAAAGTTTTCTAGCACAGAGTAATTAGCTTGCAGCAACTCCATAGCAGGTTTGCAGGCGCGTAAAAATGGTCGGAAGTTGTGTGTAATGTTATCAGTGCCGAGAAGCCACACACGCGCAGTATCGTTGTCTAATGGAACTGTCCCAACCATACCAGACACAACACCATCAAATGTAATCGTATAAGTAACTGCCCCGTGAATAACCAATGGCTCTGTTAATGCTTCCATTGGAGACAAGTCGCTAATCCAACACTCGCGCATGTCAGGACGGCGCAAATAATCAGCTATCTTCTCTGCGTGATCGGGTAGGCTTTTGATTAACGAGAGCCTACCAACTCGTAACACCTCTTTAGCCATTTTGGAAAATGCGCTTAAAGCCGTCATCAACCTGTTTAACAAAGGTTGGGTCACGCCGCGCTGGGTCATGATAACGCGGGTCAAGCATCATCTGACGCAAATCAGATTCTGTTTCACGTGAAACTTCAACAGCACCATTGGATGGACCACCTTCTTTCAGCGCATCCATGACATGCTCAA